CAATTTTCTGAATTGGAGGAATACAAATATGCCTGAACTGAATAGAGCGAATCGACAGGTTTGTGATGTCGAAATTCGTATTTTGAAGACCATGGCACCTTTCCTGAACTTTGATACTGCCAATGCGACGACCGCCGGTCTGTCCAGTGATAGCGTCTATGCAATGGCTAAGGGTTCACGTCGTATTGCTTTTGCAAATCCGCTTGAGGGCACGATGACCTTGGAGGCACAGGTTTACCCGTTCAAGTTCTTTGCCCTGCTTGCCGATGGCACGATTAAGAACGACGCTGCGTACGCAGCTAAGGAAACCATTGCCTGCAAAGAGGCTGGTGTGCTGCCGATGGTTGTGAACAATGGCGAGATCGTCGCTGGTTCTGTTTTTGTCTATGCGAAGGGCGAGTTTGGCGATGCCGCTATTGAGGGTACTTTCGCTGATGGCAAGTTTACTGCTACCACTGCGGACAATATTAAGGTTGGTTCTGAGTATGAAGTTGGCTTTATTGTGAATCGCAATAAGGGTGTGCGCAGGATCTCCTTTACGAATGCTGATCTGCCGCAGGATTACTTTATTACCATGAAGACGCTGGACAAGGATGAGCAGGGTCTGCTGACTCCGTTCCTGATGACTGCTTACAAGGCCACTATTCAGCGTAGCTTTGAGCTGTCTTTCAGCTCCGAGGGCGATCCGGCGACTGTTACACTGACCTTTGACCTGCTTGAGGATGCGAATAAGAACATTCTTGACATGGTTGAGATCGAGGAAGAGCTCATTGTCAATCCGGCGTAATGCAGTTTGACACGATATATGCGGGGATAGGCAAGTGAAAACTTACTATTCCCCGCCCTATTAATTAAATATGGTGAAGCGATATGATTAAACAATGTAACGTTATTTTAAATAATGAGCTTGTGACGGTAGTTCGCTTCGGAGAAACCAATATTCAGCTTCCCGCCATTGGCAATGATGCAAAAAGCATCTGGGTGTGCCATGAGAACGGGAAGTATTTTGTTGTAGACGAAAACAAGGTGCTTACTTGCACCGAAGAGACTGCCGCAAAGCCTAGAAAACGGGCTTCGAAGAAAACAACCGAAAAGATTGATGAAACTGAAATTGAATGATCGTGACATTGATGAGTTGTATTGTATTTTTTTAGGGGAGATACTACCCAACATCATCATCGGTGTCAAGGCGTTATCTCCCCTATCTTTTTGCGTTTTACATACAGGAGAAGACAGAAATGAAAGCGATTCAGTTTGGATCTCTTGAAGAAGCAATCGATTGTTATGGACGCGAAAACCTGATTGCAATTGATTGCATCAAGCAGATCATCTTCTACACTACGCATGGTTGTCAGCCAAAGTTTGTCTGGGAGAAAGAGAATGATCCCGGAAGATTGACATGCTGGTTTTTGAAGAATGAAACAAATTATGTATATAAAAAGTGGCTTGCAAATAGGCCATCATAACACATGAAAAATGTAGGAAAAGAATTTGAAGATGCCATTAAACGATCTGTTCCGGATCACATTTTATTATATCGTATTCCAGATGCCGCACAATCATTTGGAGGAGGCAATCTGAGATTTAGCAGAAAAAACCCATTTGATTTCATTATGTGGGATTCAAAAAGTCATATTTTATGCGCATTAGAAATGAAAACGGTTTCTGGCAAATCTGTTTCGTTTGAGCGAAACGAAAACGACCAAGGAGATATTCATCTTCACCAGATTCAGGGATTGCAGGAATGGAACAGGTATAACGGCATTGCCTGTGGATTCATTATTGAATTCAGGGGCATTGAAACGACAGTATTTGTTGATATACGCGGATTTGAGCGAGTTTCGAACGAGCTTTCAAAGAAGAGCTTTACAATAAATGATCTTGATTCTCTTCATATTCGATATATTAAGATTCCACAAAAGAAAATTCGGACTCGATATAAATACGATATATCCAGCTTCGCTGAACAGATTAGCAAGCATGGGTTTTACGATAAAGAGAAGGTTGAGGAAAAGTTATGAGTATGACAATGAACATTGGAACAAAACTGAATATGCTTGATTACTTGAGCATTGTCAATGAAATTGCGAATGAGTTTTTTAATGAAGACGGCGATTACCAGCCTCATATCGGACTGATCAACGCAATGTGTGTGTTTTACAACAATTGCGTAAAGTCGAGCAAATTTGATGAAAAATTCGGTCATGAAATTGTTGACCCGACTGAAATCAGCGAAGTGTTTGAGGACGAAGAGTTTATTCAGGCATTTAATGCATCCATCACCGTAACGATGGTTTGTTTTGATTTTGCAAACGCATTTCGTGATGCTATGGATATTGTAAATACCAAGAAGAATTCTGTGAATCAGATTTACAACAAGATCAAGAAGCTGGCAAACGATGCAACTACTGTGATGGCGAGCATGGTAACGAAAGAAAATCTGGACAGAATTGACGCAATTACAGATAAGATCAAGAACGGAACGCTTGATGTGGACGCATTTATTGAGTCTTACGGCTCCTCTGAGATGTTCAAAAGGACACTTGAAAGCGCAAAGAAAGCCGAGGCGTAATTCATGGTTGCCACAAATATGAAGCAACTAGACGATATGCTGAAAAAGCATGTTAAAAAGGCGCTTACCGTTACGTCAAGCAAGATCGAAGCAGACATGTACGAAGAAACTGGCGGATTTTACACTAAAGGAGAGCCAAAGATGTATGAAAGAACTGGCGCTCTTGGTGATACGCCTAGAACAACTGCAATTATAACCAATGGCAGTGTGTTTACGTTTAATGCGTATCTTGATCAATCGCATCAGTATACAACTGGAAAATCGCCGTTGATGTCGGATGTTCTTGCGGTTGCGAATGATCATAGTTTGTCTGCAACATATGGTCTTATGCCTCCGCTTGGTCGTCAGCATTTCTGGGATCGGGCAGAGAAAAAGATAGAGAGAACACTAAATAAGACAATGAGAAGCTTCTTCCGAAAGTAATTGCATGAGGAGGCGGTTTCTGTGGGCAATCAAAAAACAGGAAGAACAACTGTATACAATAACATTACATCAGAAGAAAAACTGAAACAGGTAAACCCTGAGAATATCGAGCTAGAAAATGACTTCCTCGAATATCTGGCTTCTGTAGATCGCTCAAAGGGAACGATTAAACAGTATAAAGCGAACCTTCATGTATTCTGGTGTTGGAACCTTGAATTCAATAAAAATAAATTCTTTGTTGATCTAACTAAGCGAGAAATTGCAAAATTTCAGAATCATGCAATCAACGTCTGGATGTGGTCTCCAAAGAGGATTCGAACTGTAAAGGCAACCATTTCATCCCTTAGCAATTATGTCGAAAACATACTTGACGATGAATATGAGGACTACAGGCCGATTGTTCGAAAAATTGAGTCTCCTGCCGATGTTGCTGTTCGGCAGAAGACAGTGTTTCAGGAAGAAGACCTCCAGCCACTTCTGGATAGTCTTATTGCAAATGAAGAATACATGAAAGCATGTATGTTGTCGCTTGCAATGAATAGCGGACGTAGAAAGGCAGAGCTTCCAAGGTTTAAGGTTCATTATTTTGATAACGAAAACTTGATCTGTGAAGGAGCGCTTTATAAAACACCTGAGAAGGTGACTACAAAAGGACGCGGAAGCAGAGGTAAGTTACTTGACATATATACGCTTGCAAAGCCGTTCAAGCCGTATTTAGATTTATGGCTTGCACAGCGAAAGGAGCTCAAGGTCAAGAGCGAGTGGCTATTCCCCCGCTATTTCGATGGAAAATGGCTGGATGAGCCAATGTCAACAACGACTCTTGATTCTTGGACAAAAAGCTTTGGTAAATTCTTTGGCAAACCATTTTACTGGCACAGCCTGAGACATTACCTTACAACGAAACTACATGAATTCGGCATTCCAGACAATATTATTCAAGACATGATCGGCTGGGAATCTGCTGATATGCTGAAAATTTATATTGATACGGAAGCTGACAAACAGTTTGAAAAATACTTCGGCGCGGAAGGAATCAAGAAAGGACGAAAGTCTGCGCTTGAAGAGTTATAAAACAAGTCTTCACCATTTGAAATGGTGATTTTTTTATGGGAGGAAACATGTCTGAATTTACAGCAAAAATACAAGCGATTTTAGACACTAAGAAAATCCCATCGCAAATTGCCAACATTGAAAAATCAAAAATTACACTGAGCAGGTTTACCCTCGATACAAAGAAGTTGCCGTCTCAAATTCAGGCATCCCTTGATCGTCATAATTTCATGATCAGGCTGGATGGCATTAAAACTGATAGTCTTACTACTCAGATTAAAACGGCGGCGAATCGATCGGGTAAATCTTTTTCTCAGCAGTTAGTTGATAGGATCAATGCACAGCTATCAAATGGTGGAATTGAAGCGTCTATCGCAAGGGTAACTGCGCAATATGAAAAGCTTGGGTCAACGGGGCATGCCAAGCTCAAAACTATTGGTGCAGATCTTGAAACGTTAAACAGACTTCATAGGGATCTTGCTAAGAATCAAAATGCGCCCAAGGCGCTGATTAAAACATATGACTCATACATTGATACACTTACACAAGTAAAAAACAATCTTGTGACCGTATCATCTCAAAGCAAAGTGACGATTAGTTCTCTCCAATCAGGAAAACTCAGCAATTCAATGAGTGACTGGATGGGAAAAAATACGCGGGCAACAAAGGAATTTGGTTCTGCGATTGATGATCTTCAAAACAGATTACGTTCACTATCTTCGTCTGGTAATCTAACTCAGGTTGATTTTGACAACATTAAAAACGAATTTGAGAGCATCGTACAGAGAGCAAATCAGGCTGGTCTAGCAGGGGAAACATTTGGCTCACGTATGAGTAGGACATTTAGCAACATGTTCCGATACTTTGGAGCTGCAGAAGTCCTGCACCGTATTGAAGACGTTCTCAAATCCATGGCAGAAAATGTTGTTGCCGTTGATACGGCGATGACTGGACTATATCGTGTTACTGAACTTACGGATGAAGAATATCAGAAGATGTACGGTAATATGGTGAAGTCTGCAAAGCAGTACGGAACAGAACTTACCGATATTATCAATTCAACTGCTGATTGGGCAAAGCTTGGTTTTGACCCAAATGAAGCGCAAGAGCTTGCAAATATCACATCCATGTATCAGCATGTTACTGATTTGAACACAGAAACCGCTGTAAATAATCTAGTGACAGCTTATAAAGGATTTGAAGATCAGCTTCTTGAGCTTACTGGCGGAGATGTGTCTGCTGCCGTTGAATACGTTGCTGATATCTTTGATAAGCTTGGCAATGAGTTTGCCGTAAGCGCAAGCGATGTTGGCGAAGCTTTGACTCGATCTGCTTCCGCGCTACAAGTGGCTGGCAATAGCATTCAGGAAACTGCTGCTATGGCAACGGGTATTACTGAGGTTACGCAGAATGCTGCTAAAGCTGGTAATGCACTGAGAACGCTATCCATGCGACTGCGTGGCACAACTGCTGCAGAGCTTGAAGCAATTGGAGAAGATGCAGAGGGATTAATTGAAGTTACATCATCACTGCAAAGTGCAATCAATGATTTGACGGGTGTGAATCTTGTTGAATCAAATGGTGATTTGAGATCCACTTATGATGTAATGCGAGACCTTGCAAATGTATGG